GTTTAATTATCTCAAATCCTTATCCGCCGTGTAGTACGTCTTCCCCTTAGTGGCGAAACTATGAACCCTCGCGTACCCCCACGCTTGTGGAGAGGCTCCCGGACGATGCCCGGTTCTCCACGCAGCGAGTCCCCTATTGTAGACCGTCTTGAGGGTCTTTAGAGGTATCCCAGTGGCCTTCGAGATCTCTGGGAGAGACTTGACCTCTGGTCCATACTTTTTCCTAAACTTCTGGGTGTAGGAGGAGGTGCGGGTCTTGACCCCACTGTCTGTCTTGAAATCTTTGTAGTCCCTCTTGAGCATCTTCTTGTAGCGGGTCTCGACCTGCCCCAAGGTCTCAAGCCCCCTGAAGTACTTGAGGGGTGCGTAGATTTTGCCCTCCGTTTTCCGCAACTGCCCAACCTTCTTGGTGATTTCGGCGTCTGAGAGAGGCATCTTACTTTTTATGAAGATTATAATTGTATACCTTGACTTTTACCCCACAATTTGGCTTCACCAATTAACATTCTAACTACAGGACGATACTTTGAAGAATTACTTATCAGACCTGTACCAGTTCTTGGTATTACAAAATATCGTGCGTTCTTACCAACACCGCCATATTTACCACTACGCATAGCAATTTCTCCATTTAAAAACTCATTATAACTTTTTATATATTGTTGAATATATTGCTTTTTACTGCTACCAAAACGAAAAACACCTCCACGCAAATAAGAATTTGTTGGACGTCTTTTGTATCTACTCCATCCTTCTGAGCAATCTACGAGAGGAAATATAAATTTAATATCATAATTTTTTAACCCTTCTTTAAATACATCAAATATCCAAGACGGAAATCCTGTACCACCAGTGGTTTCAAAAGAAATATTTTTACGTGCTATTATGGCATTTTTCATTAATAGATCCATTTGGTTTGGAATCGCAAGTCTTTTATTGAAACGTGTAGTAAAATAAGGTTTACTAAAATTTTCAGCATTTTTATTAGTGGCTTTATTTAAAATTTGGTTGATTTGTTCAGCTGTAGTAAGTCCTTTGGCGTTCAAAATTTTTCTAGAATCTTTCTTAAATGTGTTAAGACTTTCAACAACATCATCTACATTGATATCAATATAAGAGTTTAATGGGTGTCCAAAACTTTCAATAACACTTTTCACACCCCGAGAACCTTTACCGGATGCAGGTGGACCATATTTTATAATAAATACTGGTCTTTCCTGTGTTGGAACATTATTAAGTTTATTCACTTTGGAAAAAATACGTAATAGGTATTTTTGATTAATTATTGTGTTATTCATTCTTACTTTTTATTGAGAAAATAGTTTAATTCCGTTTTCAATTTATTTATCGCACATATTACGCAACCCCCTTTCCATTTGATTTAATGATTTCGATAACCATTCATGCCATAATACATTTCGTAAATTAGAATTTTGCCACCTCCTGGTACCGTCAATATACTTTTGTTTGGTATTTTTTTGGATATTATCCAAACATCGGTAAACCATCTTCAGTCATATTCATCTCTGTCCATAAATCTTCAACTATAAACTCTTTGGAAGGATTTGGAACTATATACTGTTCAAAAACAATACTAAATCTATCTACATTGTGTTCACTTTCAATCTCTTCGGTACCATGAAACATATCACCTCTAAATCTTACCATTTTTCCCACTTTAGGTTTAACTTTTTTATAAATTTCATCTTCTTGATACTTTTTCAAAAAGAGTTCACCTGCTGTAAATTCTGGTGGTAAATTTATATACACAACAGATGTACATAGGGGCATATACTGTCTTCTTAACCAGTCCCGTTTTTTTATCATCCCATCGTAATGTCCTGGCATATACTGTCCACCAGACGCTGCAAATTTCGCGGGTGAGAAATAAACGATATTAGCTATAAATCCATTAGTCTTTGGTTCCTTTACGCGGATGAAAATATTATATAAATCTTCTAGATCGTGATCGATAAAGTTTTGTTTTGTTTTTTCGTCATCACAAAACTTCATACAGAAACCATTCATACTCATGGCTTTGTGTTTCGCTAGATGGGTTGCGATTTCTTTACATTTCGTTTTTGGTAGAAAATCATCATCTTCAATGAGCATTGGGTAATCTGGGGGGTGAACCATTCTATCACCATACTTCAGCCCTCTGAGGTCTTCATTTAAAAATCGATATACTAGAAGTAATAGTAATAACAGTAGTATATACATATCATTTATTAGAATTTTTTGACAGGAACTTTACGGCGGTGTGGATATCCGGAAACAGGTGATTCCCAAGCTTTACACGCCCCGTAACTGGATTGTAGTACCCCTTATAATTTAGAAATTGACATCGATGTATTTCACCCATATAAAAAATACAAGATTATATTAGTGAGATAGGATGGGGCTTTCGATAATTATGGGAAATATGTTTTCAGGTAAAACTTCTGAGTTGATTAGACGACTTAAGCGTTTAAAGATCATCGGTAAGAAAATATTGGTTGTCAATTCTGCCAAAGATACACGATCCCCTGATGAAGTTTTGAAGACCCACGATAATGTAAGGTTTGATTGTTTTAAGGTCTACGAACTTTTCGAACTCGTAAACAACGAGGAATTTAATAATGCGGATATCATAGCTATCGATGAGGCTCAGTTCTTCCCCCGTCTCAAGGAGTTTGTCGAGTACTGCATGTGTGTAAATAAAGATGTCATCATAGCGGGTCTAGATGGAGATTCATTTCAAAATAAGTTTGGTGAACTCTTGGATTGTATCCCAATAGCATGTGAGGTCACAAAGTTGTCTGCTCTCTGTATGCGCTGCAAAGATGGAACACCGGGCCCTTTTACTAAGAGGATTGTAAAAAATCAGGAGCTTGAACTCATTGGGGGGAGTGACATGTATATAGCCACCTGTCGAAGGCATTTATAATTTTTTTCTATACATATAATAAATGCCTCACTGTTACAGTAAAACATCTGGGTACGACACCCAGGCTAACCAAATGTTCATTCCACCTGAACCAGTCAAGGTTGAATCCTCCAAGCGGAAATCTGCCGCTTTTAAAATTCCCGATATGACTGTGGTTCAGATCGTTATCCTCGGTCTTATAATTGCGTATGTGTATTCCTCTCGCAACCGGGGTGCCTCGGGTATGGTTTTGGCCGGAATCATGGTGGCTATCGGCCTTTATCACATGTATGATCATCTCTACCGCGTCAAGCGTGGTCCAGAGCACCTTTTTTTCCTTCCAAAGAAGGAGTCGTACGGTGGCTGCAAGACCTGCAATATGTAAATTTTGTTAGTATAGTATAAGTATGCGCGTTCGCGTCACCCGTAGCCCAGACAAAAAAAAGAAATTCAGAGCAACCTTAGAAGATGGTAGGACGGTGGATTTTGGTGCGAGTGGGTATTCTGACTACACGAAGCATAAAACCCCTTCGAGAATGCGTTCCTATGTGTTGCGACATGGTGGTAGAGTTCCCCCGCGTACGATAGCAGAGAGAGACCCCAAAAAAATACAAAACATGATGCTCAACGTAACCACCAGTAGTAAAGAGGACTGGGGGTTAAGTGGAGTGGGTACTGCGGGTTTCTGGTCACGTTGGTATTTATGGAGTTTTCCCACCTTTGGGGGTGTGAGGGACTTTATGAAAACGAGGTATGGTATTGTTATCCGCGAATGATGGCATCCATCTTATCAAAAAATGCAACCATAATATCAAGAGTCTTGTATTTTTCGGATCCTATATATTTTTCAATTAAATCGTCTTTGCCCTTAAAAAAGCCCGTCATCTTTATCTCCTCTTCTTCTTCATCTGTAAATGTTTCGAGTTCATTTATGTAGTGTGACAATATTGTTCTAACTTCAACGACATTTTCACCCTTCCAATTTTCTAGTATATCTTTAATTTTATCTAGATTAAACCGTTTCGCAATAGATTCAACTATACAATTTTTAGAAATTATAAGTAGATCCTTTCCGGTTTCCCCACCAATGTAGGATCTGAAAATGTCTTCAGCCGATTTTATACCCATAAGAGTAAAAACGCGGGTATCTTCTTGTATTTTCAATCGATGGAATTCTCTGGAAAAATCATTCATAATTTTTACAACTTCATCTGCGTGTATACTACCATTTTCCCATTCTCTAGGAATTTTTTTGAGACGATTGAGTTTAAATTTCCTTATTAGGTGTGGTTCAGTTTTAGGGATAAACCCAAATTCAAAAAGACATACTGTGATAATCGGTATAATCATATTAAAATATAAAACTAATTCTTTATCTCCAAAAAATCTTTAAAAGTTGTGATAGTTCTATCTTCAATCATCCGCGCAATTTCATATTCTTCTTCGGTCATGTCCTCGTAGGATAATTGTGCTTCACTATATACCCGCTTTATGTACATGTCTACATCATCCAAGTAAAGCAGAAATCCTATTAATTCATCGTCGGACACAGTATCCAATTCTAAATCAAATTTAGAATCCGAGAACCAATGTCTAGGGGTGCCGATAGCATTGGTATCGTATACAATAAACTTTCTTGAAATAAAAGTTTCAACTGTTCCGAATGGTTGTAGACCAATTTCGTCAGATAAGTAGGACGAGGCCATGAGAACATGGATACCTC